GCCGTATAACTTGAAATACACTTGTGTTTATCCTTTTAGGGTGCCATTTGGTCGCCAACAAACAGTATTCGCTATTGCTTCGTGTCCAGTATCCCATCCCGAACCATAATGAGCCATTTCGGTTTTCTTTTATCCAATTAAAACCAAGTGTCTTATAAATTAAATCCCACGCCCGAATTACTTGCAAACAATCAGGTAACATAGGCCACGTTCCCCAAATAAACATAATGCAATTTTCATCTGCGATTTTATTTACAGGTAGATTGCAAATTTCCTTAGTGCTTAATAAAGAATAGTGAGCGCCTGCCCAATTAGTAGCAGTTTTGTCATTGTAATTCTTAAATTTCCACGGCGGGTCGGCATATATTATCTGATACTTTTTCATCCGTGCACCCCTTCCATCTCCTTATCGAATTGCTGGGCCAGGGTTATTTCATCAATTTCACCATTCACAAACCCACAATACTCGCAAACTTCGTTTTCGATTTCACGACCACAATTCTCGCAATTCATAGCTTGTCCTTTCAGTTCAGTGTGCACCTTCTCTCGGAACCAAATGCCAGCCAGGAGACAATTCGATGTCATCGCTGCTAATTGGTGCATAATTAGTTAAATAGTTATGAATGCTTGCTAATTGGTCTGCATCGGTATCGTCTATTGCCTCGCCAATACGTTCTAAAATCTCGCTTTCCGTAATCATTTTCCCATCCCTTCAAAATTGTATTTGTTGATAAGGCACATCATTTACTACGGCGCAAAGGATTTTGCTACCCAATTCGCAAGTCGGGTTCGGGCCAATTTGTCGCAGAATATCAACCTTCTCATTGATTGACAAATCGGTTTTGTCGGCCCACTCCACAACCGCTTTAGTTCTAAGAGCTAATTTTGCGGCTATTGTAGCCGAAAGAAATCTTGAATACTCGGCATTTCTATCTTTCATTTTTCCGCCCTTTCAACTGCGTAAAACTCAGTGCCCGATACCATACCGCGTACTAAATCTGGATTTTTTTCAGCAAATTCAGCCAACTTTACCTCGCCAATTGTTTCTAAATACGGCTGCTCATCATCCGCAACATTAGCCCAATCGTCATAATCTACTAAGCCATCAACATAAACCAAATTGACGACTAAATTGTTTTTGATGCGGGCAAAAGCCTCGCCGCATCCGCGGTAAACTCTGTCCAGTGTTTTTTCTGTGATTTTGTAATTTCTCATTTTTCCGCCCTTTCTAAGTTTTATCCATTTAACAACGCATTTGCATAGTTCTATTTCGCCCCAGCTTCAATCACAAGCCCTTATCTCGGCGAGGTTGGTATATTCCTATCCGCTTCGGCCTGATTGTATATTTCGGCCAAGTATTCGACCTCGGCACAATATGCACAATGGGCGTTATCATAAATTTTGCCATTTGGCGCAAGCCAAGTGCTATATCGTTTGTCGATACGCTCGTTAGGTTTTGCCCCGATTGTCTTGCGGAAGGCTTTGAGATATTCCTTACAAACGTCCATAATCTTTGCCTTTTAATTAAAACCCTAAAATTGTTTAACAGCCTATCCGCCCAGACTCGAAAGCCCGAGCGGGCGGGTTGTTAGTTCAAGTTGGTTAGGATATACTTGCCTGAATCAATCTTCTTTTGCGTTTCAGCTTTGCTCTCGCCGAGAAAAAGGTTGCGATATTTGCCAGTCGTTTTAGAATAATCCCAATAAAGCTCATCCAGTTGAATTGTCGGCAAATGGCCGTTTTGGAGTACTTTACGAACAATAATTTTTTTGTAACTCTGAAAACAAATAATTTTCTGGTTTGGCTGTTGGTGTGTAATAATAAACTGATTTGCTACCTTGTGGCCTCTGCTACTTGTCATATTCTCGGTTTTCATAACATCACCTCGCTAATTAAATTAGACATTTTAGTTAAAGGCTAAGGCAGGAGTCGAACCTGCCCGGGACCAGATTAGCCTGTTACTAATTTATCTGCGTCTGCTTTAGTAAATAATGGCGTTGATTGGGTGACAATTGGCCGTCGGGCCAAGCCGTATTTAGATTGATATGTCAGGTGAGCCGTAAAAATCTTTGTGCCTTGATAATGGATTTTTTGGCACTTAGTACATTCGTAAGAGTTTGCCATAACTTTCATTTTTCCCATCCTTTCAATTAAAGCCCTAAAATTGTTTAACAGCCTATCCGCCCAGACTCGAAAGCCCGAGCGGGCGGGTTGTTAAGATTTTAGGTTTATACCAGCAAGAAAGGCCCGCATCCAGTTGTAAAGCTCTCGCTTTGTGGCGTAACCGATAGTGCTGACGGTTTCAACGCCGCCACTTTCGTTGTATATTCTGAGGAGTTTGACGCCGCCATAAGCGTAATTAAGATAGTAATGGCCGACATTTGCAGTAAATCCGGCTTTCCGTTCGCCCTTTTTCCCGTTTCTTTTATGCGGCTCAAGGGGTGAATCTGTGGCCTTGTTGATATGTTCCGTAAGGGTTTCGAGGTCTTTTTGTGTGATACTGTCCATAATACTCCATCCTTTCCTAAAAAGCAGAGCTACCGACCATAGACGACACGACTCGGCTTGTTGGCCGGCAGCCCTGCGAGTTTTCATAATTGGTTGTGGATTTTGTCGTGCCATCGTGATTAAAGTATAACCTATATCGGCCAAAAGTCAAGAGCAGAGCAGATTTTTTTTCGAGAATAATCAAGAAAGCGGCTTTTTGGGGGCGTGAGGGCGTAAAAAAATTGAAGTTTTTTTAATTTTCTTCTTGCCTTTTGCGAATTGTGGGTATATAATAAGGTAGAGAATTAAATTATGCTATGGTATTCTATGGCAGCGAATCAACGAAAGCGGTTCAATCAGCACAAATATAATACATATATAAGCTATCGCCTTTTGTTCGGTAGAGAGCCTGACAGCGTACAACATTTACGGGCGATAGCTCAAGAGTGTAAAGATAGTACAAAATACGCCGAGAGGGCGTCAAAATGATATTTACTCAAATCAGCAGGCGGGTTAGTGTAAGCACACGTGGCCCTGGTGCAATTTGTGAGGCACCTAAAATAAGAATACGAGCCAGTATAGCGAAAAGAGCTGACCCTCTCTTACAGCCTAAAAGTAGAAACTCTTACCTTCGCGAGAGTTTCTATTTCAGGGCTGTATAGCTATACTTAAAGGCTACCTGCGGATAATAAGGCTTTGGGGATAAAGCTTTTAGGGGTTGTGTAGATTTGGGTTTATACTGCTTGCTGATGGCAGAGTAAATAAAGGGGGCTTGGTCCCGCAGGTTCAAGCCCCTGCAAGCAAAAGCCTAAAAGAGGCTTGAAAATATGCAAAACGGCGATTCTATAAGCAAAAGCGGCGAAATACAGGAGGCATTACAGGATTTGCGCCGCGAGATGATGATATTACTGGGGGATTTGAATGCCGTTGAGAAGACAATTTCACACTTGCGAACTGGCATACTTGAAATAAACGAGCACGCAGCCAATAAATTAGAAAAGGGGTGTAAGAATGTCAAGGTTAGGCAATAAGCCATTCAGTCAAGGCACGCAAGACCGCTTAAACCGCAGAAAAGCTATATCGCGGCCAATAATTGAACCGCCGATAGCTGAGCCTGTAATTAAGCAGTCTAAGCCAGTAAAGCCAGCCAAAAAAGCCAAGAGCCGTAAAAAAGCCAGCAGGTAAGCAAAATGACCGATACTGCACAAAAAAAGCCTAAAAAAAAGCACCACAGGCGAATGACAGAGAAACAAAGCTTGTTCGCGAAATATATGTTCACGAGAGGCAGTCCAACTTTCAGTAATGGTGTTCAATCCGCCGCAAAAGCGGGTTACAATGGCAGTTATGGCACATTGGGCCAAATGGCTGTGGATAACCTCAAAAACCCTATCATCTTGGCCGAGAAAAAGAGAATACAAGCTAAAACGGTTAAAAAGCTTGATTTGTCAAGAGAGAATCAGCAGAAGAAGCTTGAGCAGGCTCTTGCCTTAGCGATTAAAACTAAGCGTCCGGCGGCGATGGTAGCGGCGATAAGGGAACAGAATGCGATGTTGGGTTATCATCAGGATAACGCTCCTAATACGGCTAAGGAGGCCGCTAAGCGTGCTACAATGGCCGCAGAGACCAAGAAGCTGGCGCAGGAGTTGGCGTACTTGTTAACCCGCAGGACTGTTGTTAACATACCGTTAAAGGGGTCTGGCAGGCCCGTGAAGGCCATAACGGGCGAAAAAGGTGTAATAGTGCACAAGGAGGCGAGTAATGGCGATTTGTGAGCAATGCGGCAAGGTATTTAGTGCTAAGCGTGCTACGGCGAGATATTGTAGTGCTAAGTGCAGGAAATTAGCGTTCCGGGATAGTGCAAGAGTTAGCGTTCCGGGGGTTAAATCCCTTAGCGTTCCAGCGTACAAGTTAATACAGGGCGCGGTCTATGGCCGGCGTGCGGTACAGTATGATTTAAGCGAGCGATGGAGCTCAAGGCCTGAACCGCTTGCCTCCGATGACAGGCCGAAGTCATTGAATCGCGGCAAGTACATTCGGCCCGATGGTAGCGAGTATCAATTTGACGCAAGGGGCCGGCCTTTTGATTGCACGATAGTTGACGGCAAGAGTTTGATTTACCCAACAGCCGCAGCGTTCGGGCAGGGCCAGCTTGCCCGCAGGGCGGAGGTTGTGTAGGTAAGCGTTAAGGAATTGCTATGGCAAAGCATGCTTTAATTGGCGCGAGGGGGGCATCGGGAAGGGCTGGCGGGACGCGAATAGGGTACCTACCAAGGTCGGCCATATACATATTCTGGCAATTGATGAACCAAGAGGCATGAAATGAAATGTAGAATAAAAGATGGTGTTTTGGTTGTGGATGCTGAGTCGGTTAAGGAAACGGAGGAGTTGAAGCGTTGGCGGGCCGGCTGGCGAGCGGAGCCTAAAAAGGACCTATGGTTTGTGTGTAACTATTATAATCCGATTAAAACAATAGTAATTTAGGACAAGATTAGGATAAAATAGGTAATGGGTATAATGATTAAGGGCAGGAATAAGCCTTACACGGAATCGGGTATTTCGAGGGTACCTTGTTTGCGTTGTAATAAGCCATCTGCCTGTCAATGGCAGATATGTTCATTGGGCAATAAGTATTTTGGGGTTTGTGGTGAGTGTGATATTGAGCTTAACGGTTTGGTGCTGGATTTTTTTCGAGTACCTAATTCGGGGGATATAATCAAGCGGTATATGGATAATGGGCACTTTTCGTAGTTTAAGTCGAGGTATGGGCAAGCGTACTGGTGGCGTAGTTGCTCGCAGGAAGGTACGATTATTGAAGACTGGCATAGTTTTCAAGGGTCACGAGATACTTCTTTCTATTACTGGTAGCGATATTGATATTAAGGTGTTGGGCGGCGAATTTCGGGCGAATATAGCACGTTTGCGTTATAATTCGAGTTTTAATAGTGTACTCAGGTCTATATTGGAGGCAAGTTTTTTGGTCAGGTCTAATTTAGTAAAGGGTGTTGGGTTATGGAATTAACACCTTCGGAGGTAGCATTGGTTGACGCTCCATATTGGGCGCATTTGAATGGTTTATTGATAGATGGTCGTCCGTTTGATTTGGAGGGTCGGGAGTACCAGTTTGAGATGATGCGTCCTGTGACTGAGGATGGCAAGGTCAAGCGTAACGAGGTTATTAAGAAGGGTTCACAGACTGGCGCTACGATGGGCAAGGCGATTGAGATAGCTCATGGTTCTCTTCATGATATATATTCTCAGGGCATAATATATTTTTTCCCTTCTAAGACGGCGGTGGAGGAGTTTAGTGGCAGCAGGTTCAAGCCATTATTGAAGGACAATCACGACATATTGGGCAAATATTGCAACGACATAAACTCTGTATATACCAGGCGGATAGGCAAGACGAACGTTAGTTTTCACGGTTGTTCTGGCACTACGATAATAGGTGGTATGGCGAAGGACTCTACGCAGGTACGTTCGACTCCTGCAGATTGGATACTTTTGGACGAGCGGGATTTATTTGACGACGAGATGGCCGCACAGGTCAATCAGCGGTTAGGGAATTCCAAGATATGTCGTCGCAGTGATATGGGGACTCCTAAATTACCGGATGACGGTATTGACCGTCTCTACTCAAATTCAGATATGCGTCGTTGGATGATTAAGTGTGATTATTGCGGGAAGTACACTTGTTTGGAGACTGAATTTCCTCAGTGCATTAAGGTGTCTGATGGCCGTGGTTTTCCTGTCTGCATTCATTGTGGCAGGGAGATTTCCCGTTCTAACGGTTCGTGGCAGATGGACTCACCATCTCGCGAGACTGTTGGTTATTGGTGCAGTCAGCTTTTGAATCCTAACAGGGACCTGGCTCATGTTTTGAAGGAGTATGACGACCCTGCCGGATTTGACACAACCGAGGCTGAATTTCAAAGGACTGTTTTGGGCAATGCGTACGCTCGTGCTGAGGATGTATTAAGGGAGTCGGAGGTTTATCAGTGCTGTTCGAGTGACCAGATGTTATATTCGCACGAGGGCCCGTGTGCGATGGGTTTTGACGTAGGTTATCCGCTTCTTCACGTTATTATAGGCCACAGGATAGGTAATGACAGGTACAGGATAATTAAATTGGCAAGGGTTTCTGGTTGGGATGCCTTACACGATTTGGCCCAGAGGTTTAATGTCAGGGCTACTGTCGGTGATGCGATGCCTGAGAGTCATAAGATACGGGAATGGGGCAAGAAGGAGGCTGGTTACGGCAATACGGTTTATCCCTGTTATTGTACACCGCACTTAAAGACTTTTGATAACTGGGGCACGGACAATATTGTAAAGGTGAATCACACCGATATTTTTGACGAGAGTCATCAGATGGTAGTCAATCCTGGTCGGATGTTAATACCAAGAAGGTGTGCCGAGGTTGACGTTTTTGTTCATCAGATGTGCAATCGAGCGAAATTTTTAGAGACGGATTCCAGGGGCAATACATCT